AATGGATATTCTCGCTCACGAAATAACCCATGCTGTCGTAGGTCTGGAAGCCGGACATGGTCCTAAATTTAGAGCATTAGCTACTAAAATAGGTCTAGAGGGTAAAATGACCGCTACGGTCGCAGGAGAGGAGTTTAAAAAAGTAGCGGCTAAAATAATTGAGAAGATAGGCGAATATCCACACGCAGAATTTACCATCGGTAAAAAGAAACAAACGACTAGAATGGTGAAATTAACCTGCGAGGATTGTGGTTTTATCGCTAGGGCCTCACGGTCTGCAATAGATAGAGCAGGAAACCCTACTTGTGGATGCGGTGGTTATATGTATACTGATGACTAACACCGTTTAAACAACGTCTAATAGGCCCTGCTGTGGAAACACTCAGGGCCTGAGGCAGTAGTAGAAACAATTTTTAGAAAGGTAAAATAATGAAAATAATATCTATCGAAAAAACCGCCATTGATAATTTTATGAAGACATGGCCCTGCTCAGGTCTACATAAGATAGATCATATCTTAACTGCTTTTGATGACGAAGGTAATCTAGTAGACATGGAAGCTTTTAATGATGTTTCAGAAACAGAACAAACTGACTATACAGATTATGACGGTACTGGCGCAATGCTTGCGCTACTCGCGGAAGCATACGAACACGCTACGCGAAACTCACAACCTGCTAATATGATTAATACAGGTTATATGTATAAATAGAGTAGCGTTTAAACACCCTCTATAGGCTGTGATCTAGTGTGAGAACTAGGCACGGCCTTTAGGGGTGAAACTAGAAATTAATTTAGGAAGGTATAAAATAATGTATTATAATAAATTTGATATAATAGAGGCCCATTATGCTTTTTATGTAGATTACCATTCTGGGCAATGGTCAGATTTCTATGTTAGACAATGTAAAATTAGAAAGTATTTTAGACCTAGTATGGTTTGGGAAGGCTACGAAAGTTTAACAGATAACGGTAAAGATATTTATAATCAGTTAATCGTTAAAAATGAACATATCTGGTCCAGTGATCAAGAAATAGATCACGATTTTTAAGGGGTAAAACAATGTATAAAGAAGCACAAATTCAAAAAAACTTTTCTTTGAAAAAAGACGAATGGATAGTTCACCAAGTCTCACGCTGGAGTGTTCGGAAGACATACTGTCGTACAGAAGCAGAAGCTCTTGGTGTTGCTAAACGACACGCTGGGAATAATGTCAATTGGTTACCGTCTATTATAACAGAAGCTCGTCGCAAGATAATGGAGGGCAAATAATGAAAATGATTGTAATTACAATTTTTATGGTTACTATATGGCTAATCGGAATGTCGTTATATATTCCAACGATTTTAATAGATATTAAAGGGGATTAAAAATGGAAGTTTCGAACTACTACAATAAACAAGGTAACAATACTTTAGTTAGGACCAATCGCGGTGATGTGTGGTTTTCGTATAAAACACCGATTGCGTTCTATACATTTACAACGGGTTTAGTTATTAGTGAGAACGATTGGGGACCTACTACAGGGAAACATTTGAACTCTATCGATCCGGACAAATCAAAACGCATTAAACGTGCTGATTTTATGGACCAGTTAACTAATGCCGATCTAAATTAATTACCTTTCTAAACTAGGGGAGCGTTTAAACACGTTCCCCATTTTTTTTTTATTTAGGTGTTGCAATTTAGATTTTTATAGTTTACTTTAGTTACAGTTAGAAATTAATTAGGAAGGTTAAGTTATGAAAGTTTTAGAAAAAAAAGATATTCTTTATTATGCAGAACATCCAAATAATGATTTATTAAGAGAAGTATTAAAAATGATAGTTGATGGTGATGCTATTTATGTTGATTCAAAAGATAGCTTAAGAAATAATATAGGGAGGAACTAGAAAATGTGGAAGTATAAAGTAGACCGTAGTGGGTGGAGACCTAACCCTGCGATAGCACGTAGGATAAAAAAACTTGATAAGGTTAACATTGGCTCTCACGAAGGCCGTGTTAAATTTGGTTATAATTATTTACAGTTTGTAAAAAAAGGGAGTGTTTAAACATGGCTTATGCATGGAAAATCACATGGGCAATGGAAGGCCTAGAAGATGAAATAGGCGTTTCAGTTAGCGATGATTGGTCCGGTGATTGGTCGGGTAAATCGGAAACTTTTGCTTTATATGATGATGATGAGGTGTTGTATTATAAAGGCATCATTGTCGGAGATTATGACGGCTTTGAGCCGTTAGACGATTTTGGTATGCCTAACGCTGGCTGTACTGGCATTAAATACGATGGAGAGTGGCTATAATGTATATGTTTATATTTAACGCTATTGTATTTTTAATAAATATAGCTATTATGGTTGACAATTTAAATTTATTGAGGGAGTTCTAAGATGAATAATTTTGGTGATTACTTAATTTTTGCCTTATTTTTAGCGGGTGCTTTATGGGCATTATCCACGGTAGGGTGGTTGTAATGGGTAACAGCAAGTTAAATTTTGCACATTGGAAAAAATCCATTGAGTGCCAATATAACGTTTTGCCTGATTGGTATAAAAATGCTAGTGATAAGCAACGAGAAGTTATGTGGGTAAAATATCTTAACAACGAATATATAGGAGACTAAAATGAGTCATTTAAATAATGATGAGTTGCAACAAAATTTGTTTGAAGCGTCTGAGGATGAAAAGTTCCAGTACGTTGAACAACGAAAGTTAAAAATGATCGAGGAAATGTGGGAGCATCACTTTTATAACCTCCCAGTTATAGAGCTAATTATCCTTGCAAAACAACAGTTTAAGGACAAACACTGTTTAAACACTGCGGATGAAATTGTAGATAAGTACAATGAAATTTTTCAAAAAGGGGAAAAATAATGAGATGTAGAATTTGTGACGTTAGGTTAAAAGATAACGATTTATTCCGAAAAGATCATAGGGGAAAATATATAGATACTTGTAATGATTGTTCAAGTTCAATTTATAAAACATTACGAGAGTTTGATTTACCCGAAATTAAAGATAAAAAGTGATAGTGTGACATATTTACCACTTGACATACTATTTGTTTTCCATTAGGATACTTATGTGGCCTGAAATTATACTTTAAGTTTTATTTTTAGTTATTAATTTAGGTCACTTAAGATACTTAAGAATACTTAAGAAGGTGTAAAATGGTTAGAAAACATAGTAAGAAATATAAACCGAAAAAACTAAGGAACCCTGAAAAGTTTCTTATGGATAGATATTATCATCCTAAAGTTTTTAGGTCTAAAAGGGTTGGTCTTAAAGCGAGAGATGCCGATCAACAAGTAAAAGATTTTTATGAAGGGGAGGTGTAACATGGAATATTTACTTCTGATGCTACTTAAGTTTTTAATATGACAAGTTGGTTATATCCTAGTAACACGAAAAATGTTGAGACAATTAAAAAAGTCTTACCGCATCTTAAGTGTTGGAATAAACCGCTAGATAAAAATATCTTGACGTACGAAAACAATTACTGTATTAAGGATAAGAAAATTTTAGATGTAAAGGTATAGTTCAATGTATGTAAATTTATATGACTACGCACCCAGAATAGGCTCAGGTTGGAGAAGAGTTGAGTTAGTTTCTGAGGGTTGGAAGTGGACTAAAATAAAATACCGTCCAATGGGTTTAAACGGCTCCCCTATATTCGAGCGTCCCATACACAGCAAGATACTTTCTAAAGTGTGGGATAAGTTGCCTAAGAAGGAGAAGTTATTCCCATGAGGATTGATGAACAGAAAGTATATATTGTGTTTGAGCATGATAGTTATGACTACTGTGGAGTTAAGGGTGTCTTCGACAGCAGAGCTATAGCTAACAAAGCTAGAGATATTTATACGAAAAACGAAGCCGAAGAAGGAATGTTCTATTCGTATTTCGTAAAAGAATTTGATGTAGAAAAAAGAATTTATAGTCATTTTAATTCTTGACATAAGTTTTTACATCAAGTAGACTAAGGTAGTAAGTTAAATTTTTAATTAATATGGAGAATGACATGATTACAGAAGGTGTAGTAGCTTTCAGCAATTTAGCTGAGACAGAGAAGTACAATGGTCAGGACACAGGTAAGTTTTCCATTGTGTTGACTCTAGAGGAGCAGGAAGCAGAGAAGCTTTCGGATGCTGGTGTTAATGTTAAAGAGTACAAGAACCAACCACAGCGTAAGTTTGTGACTAAGTTTCCAGACTTTCCAGTGATGGATGCGGAAGGCGATACAATCGCTAAACATATCCCCTACGGTTCCAAGGTGCGTGTCCTTTGGGAACCGGGCAAACCCCACCCTACTCATGGGGTAGCTCCCTATTTCAAGAAGATTAAAGTTCTTGAGATGGCACAACACGAAGGAACTATGTCAGAAGGTGACGAAGAGTTCTAATCAATAGGGGCCTAGGGAAACTTAGGCCCCACTTTGGTACTGTTTAAACGCTTTCTTAGGAGATAGGCTGTTATGTGTAGAGACATCCACACTGATATGGATGGTAGGTAGGTAAGGTCAACTGCGGAGTTTTGACTGAGGTGGGTGTTTCTACATTTTTTTAACATTTTTGAAAAAGGAAATATGTTTTGAAAAGACTTTCATTAATTTTAGCTATTGGTTTAATAGCAGGGTGTACTAGTTATGGTTCTGATAATCAGGCTTATGAGTGGATAGGGTGTCACATAGTAACGGACAATCCCAGTAAAAACAACTACGCTTTTGATGTATCAGGTAAGTTAGAGGTGGGAAGTAAGATATATTTTAAAGCTGTAAATAAAGATGGGACAATAGGTCACATTACTACAGCTAGGCCGTGTATGGAAGGGGAATAAAGTGTTACAAAAAGTTTCCAAGGTTACAGGTAAAGGCCCTTGTCCTAAGTGTCGAGAGAAGGGTAACGATACTAAAGGGGATAACTTAGTTTCATATGATGATGGACATAAGTATTGTTATGCCTGTACATATACAGAGTTCTCAGATGGTTCCCCTAACACAGAACCTTATGTAGTTAAACCAACGAAGGATTTTGAGATGGTAGGTTTTCATGGAGCGATTAAGGACAGACGTATTTCAGATACGATTGTTAAGAAGTTCGGAGTTACAGTAGAGAGAAACGAGGTAGATAATACACTATCAAAACATCACTACCCATACTTTGATAAAGATACAGGCAATGCAGTAGGTACTAAGGTCAGGTCAGTTAGTCAGAAAACCTTTTTAACTACAGGTACTCTAGACAACACTGGTTTGTTCGGGCAACAGATATGGCGCGAGGGTGGTAAGTACGTCACTATCACAGAAGGCGAGTTAGATGCAATGGCTGTGGCAGAGATGTTTGACGGTAAGTGGCCTTGCGTGTCAATTAAGACAGGATCAGCGGGAGCAGTTAAGGACATTAAAGCGTCCTTAGAGTGGTTAGAGACCTTTGAGAATGTAGTAATATGTTTTGATATGGATGATGCAGGGAAGCAAGCAGTGGATAACATACTTCCATTATTCTCCCATGATAAGGCTAAAGTAGTATCTCTTCCGCTTAAGGACGCAGGGGAGATGCTTAAGGCAGGAAAGGTAAAAGAATTTATCTCTGCATGGTGGGACGCTAAACCCTACAGACCAGTAGGTGTGGTGTCCTTCGGTGATGAGGAGTGTTGGGATGCGTTTGTTAAACGTGGTACTGAGGAGATTATACCTCTACCCGATGCTTATGGTTCACTTAATGCCATGATGAATGGTGGTCTAGCCGCAGGAGAAGTAACTGTCATAGGTGCATTGACATCCATAGGTAAGACTACAATGGTCTTTAATTTACTTTACGACATGGTACTACAGAACTCTAAAAAGATCGGTGCTGTATTACTGGAATCAGACCTAGGCGAGACTATAGAAAAGATAGTGTCCCTACATAGTGGCGAGAATATATCTTTAGTTCCTAATGAGACTAGAGACAATTCAGTGTACCGTGATTTTTACGATGACTTCAAAAGTAAATCTAATGTGCATATTTTAAAGCACCTAGGTTTTTCGGATGTAGATGCCCTATTCTCTAAAATGCGGTGGATGGCTGTGGGTGATGACTGTGATGTTATTATCTTAGACCCTCTTCATGCGGCTGTGAGGTCAAATGAGAATGGGCAGATAGATGAGTTTATGGATAGGTGTCTTAAGTTAGCTAAAGAGACAGGAGTATCTATTGTTATCGTGTCACACATGAGGAAGCCCAACGTCAAAGACCCACATGATGTCAACGAGTACGACATGAAGGGGTCGGGATCAATCAATCAGATAGCCTTCAACACGATATTACTAAGCCGTGACAAGATGTCTGATGATGAGTACACTAGGAACTCAACTAAAGTACAGCTAGTGAAGTGTCGTAGGACAGGCCGTACTGGTCATGCTGGTTGGTTGTACTATGAGCAGGACACAGGACGTATGGTGGCAGGTACAGAACCTAAATTAAAGGCGGTAGAAGACCATGAGTTCTAAATACCAAATACGACATGATATGTCAGGGCGTTTAAACAGATCAGTTTATTTACGTAAAAGAAATAACTACTCTTGTGAAGTCTGTCTAGAGCATTACCCTGAAGAAGTTTTAGAGTTTCATCACCCTGATTCTTCTTTAAAAGAGACACAGTTAAGTAGTCATTCTTTTAGAGGTGTGTTACAGCCGAAGCAGAAAGTTCTTGACGAGGCTGATGATTGTATAGTATTATGTAGTAACTGTCATAGACTTGAACATATAGCTTTAAAAAAAGGTGAGACTTTAATCAATGACAAAGAAGCTTATAGTAGATATAGAAACCACCGCTTTTCCAGTTACAAAGGTCTGGATGATCGGGACAAAGGACCTACAGACGAAGAAGAAGAAGAATTTCCTTGCGGCCCAATTTAACGAACTACAGGATTTTATAGATGGATATGATGTCATTATTGGTCATAATATTATTGATTTTGATATTCCTATTCTGGAAAGATTTCTAAAGACATCGTTTAAACAGCACAAGATTATAGATACGTTGATTCTTTCTCGCCTGTTTAATCCTCAGTTAGAAGATGGACATTCGTTAAGGGCATGGGGAGAGCGTCTTAAGTTTCCTAAAGGTGATTATGATGATTGGACTAAGATAACACCTGAGATGATAGAGTATTGTGAGCAGGATTGTGACGTTACACATAAGGTCTACGAGGTACTTACTGAAAAGCTAGATACCTTCGGTGATACCAGTATTAAACTAGAACATGAAGTTCAGAATGTAATTACTAAGCAGATACAACATGGGTGGTTATTAGATCAACGTAAATGTTACGATCTATTAGCTGAACTTAAACAACGAAAGATGGAGATTGAAGATGAAGTACACGAAAGGTTTAAAGCGTTACCTGTTTTTGTTAAAGAGATCACGCCTAAGTACAACAAAGACGGTAGACTTAGCAACGTTGGTCTTAGGTTTTTCGGTGATAACAGGCCTTGTATTGGGGGTTCTTTTAGTCGCATAGATTGGCCTGAGTTTAACTTAGGTTCTAGACAACAGATCGGGAGATACTTACAGTTCTTCGGATGGGTCCCTAAGCAACATACTGAGAAGGGTAACGTAATTGTGGATGAAGCAGTCCTTAGTAAAGTCAAGAATATACCAGAAGCTTCGCTAATAGCTGAGTATTTATTAGTTCAAAAGCGGATGGCACAGATAGATTCATGGCTAGAAGGAGTAGAGGAGGACGGTAGAGTTCATGGTTACGTTAATCCTATAGGTGCTGTAACGGGACGTATGACCCACAGCAGTCCTAATATGGCTCAGGTTCCAGCTAGTTACTCACCTTATGGTGGTGAATGTAGAAGTTGCTGGATAACACCTAAAGGTTATAAGCTTGTAGGTGTAGATGCTTCAGGGCTAGAGCTACGTATGTTAGCTCATTACATGAATGATGCAGACTACACCAATGAAGTAATACATGGTGATATACATACAGCTAATATGAAGGCGGCTGGTCTTACAGACCGCGATCAGGCTAAGACATTTATCTATGCTTTCCTATATGGTGCTGGTGACGTTAAGTGCGGTAGCATCGTAGGCGGTTCTAAGAAGGAAGGTGCTAGGCTTAAGGAGAAGTTTTTATCAAATACCCCTGCCTTACGACATCTTAGAGAGAAGGTAGAACTTAGTTCACAAAGAGGTTATCTCAAAGGTATTGACGGTAGGAAATTAATTATACGATCTACACACGCTAGTTTAAACACTCTCTTACAATCTGCTGGTGCAGTTATTATGAAGAAAGCCTTGACATTGTTAGATCAATATGCGATACTACATAATATAGACTATAAATTTGTAGGTAACATTCACGATGAATTTCAAGCTGAAGTTCGGGAAGACCAAGTAGATAATTTTGGATGGTTGGCTGTAGAGTGTATTAAGTCAGCAGGTCTAAAGTTTAACTTAAGATGCCCCTTAGATGGTGAATATAAAACAGGCAATAATTGGGCTGAGACCCACTAGGAGATTAATATGAGTAAAACATTAGACACACTGGTAGAAGACATCTATACGTTGATGAAGAATAAGAACTCAGCTAAAGGTGTTGACCCCGAAGCAGAGATAGAGAAGTTCGGAGAAGCTATGAAGGACCTTATGAAGAAAGAGTTCCTTCCCTCTACTAAAAGATACGATAGCCGTAATCTTAGGTTATCTGCTGTAGGGAAACCTGATCTTCAACAATGGTATTCATCTAATAAATATGTAGGGGAAAAGTTATTACCCCAGACATTAATTAAATTTATGTACGGTCATATGATTGAAGAGTTCCTTCTCATGCTTGTTCGTATGACGGGACATAAAGTTACTGATGAACAAAAAGAAGTCTCTGTGGGAGGCGTAAAAGGCCATATGGACTGTAAAATAGATGGTACTGTGGTTGACGTTAAGTCCACTACTAATTTTGGAATAAAGAAATTTCAAGACGGAACCTTAGCAAAAGACGATGACTATGGTTATGTGGATCAAATCAAAGCATACGCTCATGCAGAAGGTGATCGTAAGTGGGCATGGTTAGCTATGGACAAACAAAACGGTACTCTAGCGGTACTTGAATACGATCTGGATGACACAGAGCATCCTATGTATGAACACTACTCAGGTGATATTGAAGAGCGTGTTTCTCATGTAAAAAAGTGCGTAGGGCTGGCAGACCGACCTTCTCCATGTTCATATCCAGTGCCAGATGGCAAATCAGGAAATGTAAAACTATCTACTATGTGTGGTTACTGCCAATACAAGCTACATTGTTACCCAGAAGTAAGGCTATTCAAAACTGGATCAGGACCAAAATATTTAACTAACGTAGTAAATGTTCCTAAGAATCGTTGGGGTAGGCCTTATCCCGAAGTTAACCTTAACCCTGTTTAAACATTACCCACTATAGGAGGTCAATATGGCTACTAAAGAATTTAAAGTTATTAACACACCACGACATGATCGTTTTGAAGAAATGGTCACTAAACTGCTAAATGATAAATGGGAGCTACATGGTAGTCCCTTTATATCCCAAACAGGGGGTATGACACAAGCTTTAATAAGGGAAGTTAAAGCACCCTCTAAAGCAGAGGTATCTAAGAAGTCTTTAGTCAAAAAATAATGAAAGCTCCTAAATATAGGAATAAGTTTGAAGCTCAAGCCGCAGAGGTTTTAGGAGACCTCTGTGGTTATGAGACTAAAAAGATACCTTATACAGTTCATCGTAACTACATACCTGATTTTGTAGGGATGAAGGGTAGATTTGAAATTCTAATAGAGGCTAAAGGTTTCTTTAGAGTGGGGGATGTACAGAAGTACAAAGCTATTAGAGACAGTCTTCCTAAAAAGAAACAGCTAGTTTTTCTACTTTATAACCCCAATAAAAAAATAAGGAAGGGAAGTAAAATGAATATGGCAGAATGGTGTGACAAAGAAGGACTTAAGTGGTACACTTTAGAGAATATAATCGATGCCTTTAACAACTAAAAAATTACTCAATCGTGTGTCTGAACTAGCTGATCCTGTTTATATTTGTGAAGTTTTAGAGCTAACTACTGAAGATTTATTAGAGAGATTTAATGATTTAGTAGAGACTAAAATGGATGTCTTAAGGGAAGTTTATGATGTAAATACTAACTTTGAAGAGGAAGGGCAAGAAGATGGATGATTCTGAAAAAGAAAACGAAGACGGTATGATGTTTATGGTTCCTGATGTGTTAGTAGCAAGAATGGAACAAGTAAGGCGTTTAAACAGAGACTTAGATAAAGCTAATGAAGATCAAAAGATATTTTTAAAACAAGCTATACTTCTTTTATTGGAAAGTTGTGATCTTAAGTTCTCTAAGATACATAAACCTAAGTATCAGGATAATATAACACCTATTAATTAGGAGGATTGATTATGAAGGCACTTCTAATGGTAATTACTTTTATCATGCATGACGGAACTATTGGATTTCAATGGTTAAAGGCCCCAGTAGGTGAAACTTTTGAACATTGTAAAACCGTTTCTTCTCCTGTAATAAAAAAAGAATTACTAGATCGGCAGATATTTCTTGACATTGATACTCATTGTGTTATGCTTAAAATACCTACTCCCGAAAAGAAAGAGGAAG